TCACCACCATCGCGTCCCAGGCTAATAGGCTCATCCCCTCGATAACTTCAGAATAGTAATCAATGGCGTTCGGATTCTCCAGGGCGGCAAAGTGGGCCTCAATGGCGAGGATCATTTCAGATCGCCCAATGGAGATATCACGGGTTCTATCTTGGTATAGTCACGCATGAATCCATGAGCAAACATGCCGAAGAGCTGGAACGGCTCAAGACCCTCTGGAAGGGTTAAAACTACAAGTGGATCCGCCTCGAACTCCTCGACTGTGGGAACGCTGTCATCATGAATATATCCATCATCCCCAACCATCCGAGTAAGCTTGAAAATGGTCTTGTCCTTGACCATCCTCATCTCGATAGCACACCAGGGCTTCGCATAGCCATCAACCCAGACAACCGAGCCCGCTAAGGTGGGCCGAAGACAAAGAACTATCTTGGCTTTCTTCATGCGCCCACCCCTTCAATAAGCTCCCTGTGGCCCGTCCCTTCGATTGAGTAGGACTTATATTTCCCCGTCAGCACGTCTGCCAGGATCGCAGGATCATTAATCTTCGTCCCCATGAGCCAATCACCCTCGCCGTATGCACTGTTGCCGATCTTGCCAGGCTCTTTGGCCTGCCAGCACTCAACTGGGCAGGCATTGATATCGTCGGCGTGGTCCTTATTGATGGTCCTGAACTCTTCCATGAACTCGTGCATCGCCTTCCGGATATCGTCGGGGCTCATGACATCCCCCTGAAGGTCAGGCTTATTGGCGTGGAGGACCACTCCGTAGACTACGTTGTCCTGAACCTTGGCTATCTCAATGGTGAGGGATTTAGAAAAGCCCTTCTCTGTGAGTGAACTTTTCTCTTTCGAGTAATTGAACGCTGAGACCTCCCAGATATGGTCCGACCCGTCCCCGTCCCAAGAGAATGTTTTGGCACTTTCTTTTACGTCAGGATCAACCACAATCGAGAAGCTATGCCCGGCGTTTCCGATTTTAGCGATATACTCTAATAAATTCTGTAGATTCTGATCATTGTCTGTGGCTTGGACTTTTATGATCGTAAAGTCATCCGGGGCAGCAGCAGTGTGGTAGCTCTTCTCCGCAGGCTGGTTCGCCTCGATCCATGCAGTCAGCCTCTTGGTGTGCTCCAGCTCCTCAGCCGCCAGCTCCAAGAAGAGCTTCTTCAGCTCCGGGTCCTGGGCTCGCTCTGCCGCCTCGGTGTACTCCCGGTTGCCGTTGGCCTCGTCGGTGAGCCTCGCCTGGGCTATCTGGAGGTCGTCGTTTCCAGAGCCCTCGAACTGGGGCACATGAACATCAGAAATATCCATTTTCTCGGACTCCAGCAAAATTAAGAATAAAATATTTATAGTATCGAAAAACTATATAGTTCTATATGCACGAGAAGTTCAGGTGCTACCAGAGGCATTACGCCGGTGAGCAGAGCACCATCGAGGAGTTTATTGAGGAGGGGCTTCTGAAGCAGAACATGGCCCGGATGTCTCCTCTTCAGCCTCTTGGGGCTTTGGTCGTTTAGCTCTTGGTTTTCTTTTCGGTTTAGGGGTGGGCCGGGCATCAAAATGCCAATGGCCCTTTTCGCATGTCCACATATTGAATTACTCCAATGGTTTTGCTTCTGGGACCGGCTTCTGGTCCGGTACTGGCGGGATCTTCAGCCCTTCAGGGGGATTGCCCTCTTCGGGCTCAGGCTTGGCCTCGGGCTTTGCCGCGCCCCCGTCGTTCGCCTCGTCCTTCTTGGCTGCTTTGGGCAGGCCCACAGCTTCCAGGATGGCGTTCTTGATTTCCTCGGAGTTGGCCTCTTTGGTGAGGTCCCAGCCTATGCCCTTGAAACCAGACAGGACCGCCGCCACCTCATTGATATTGATGGGTACTATGGGATCATGCACGATCCGTGGCAAGACTTCCAGGTTGAACTCTGGGTTGAGCTTGAAGAGCCTTTTAACGGCCTGGTTGTTGATCGACTCCTGGAAGAGGTCGAGGAGCGAGGTAATGGCTAAAGAGAAGTTGTCCGTCTTGTCTCGGCTCAGGGCGAACGATCCGCCGCCTGTGGCATTGGTTCCCAGGGCCAGGAACTCGGCCATGCAGGACATCAGGATCTTCATGCCCTCTTCTTTGATGGTGTTGTTGATCTCTCCTATCATCGACCCGCCGTTGTTGGTCATGAAGGAGATGTCGAAGAGCTTGTGGCCGTTCTCGTCGAACTGAGAGGGAATTATAATATAGGGCTCCTCGTTGATCCGCAGGTTCATGAGGGATTCTTTAACCGAGTTGAGGGTGGCCAGAGAGACAGGATCAACTATGGGGTTGCCGTCGTCGTCGAGGACCGGCAGGCCGGTGACTGGATCGATTGAATATGGATTGGTAATGCTGGGGGGCAGCTCGGCTTTGGGTATGCCCGTGCCGGCGTGCTCGATGATGATGTTCCGGGCGTCTTCCATGAACCGGCTGACAATGAAAGGCTTGTAGCTAGAGCGCAGGATAGACCTGCCTTCAGGGTTATCCTCGCCCGGCTCGGCCCTCAGCAGGAGGATCTTTTCTATAGGGATAAAGAGGTCTGAAGGATAATCAGGGGGCGTGAGCTGGACCAGGCCCCGGAGTCTTGTAGGGTCGTCAGGATACCAGACCCAATGGAAGACCGTCTCGGGGGATCTTATGGCGAACGTCTGCCAGCCTATCTTGCCGTCGTCGTGCTTGGATTCCAGGCGCGGGTCGTCTTCATTCTCGCCGTTCCGGAGCTTGTAGACTATCTCGAAGGGGCAGAAGCCCATCTGAGGCACAGTCCGGGAGGCCTGGGCTATGAAGGTGCTCCAGGAGTGCTCCATGTCTTCCATGCACTCTTCAAGGAACTGGGCCGAGCCGTTGGTCTTGTTCTCGTCGTTGACTGGATCCACCCGCCACTTGGCCCTTCTCAAGAACATGGCAAAGGCGTTCAGAGCGGCGGCACAGTAGCCGTTCATGTCGCCCATCTCACGGTAGACGAGATACTTCTTGGTGCCCTGGAGCTCTGATAAGGGCTCATTCCTGATCCAGCCAGGATAGAAGTATTTCAGGCCGGAGCGGCCCATGTTGCGCTCGTCTCCCAGGATCGAGGCCCGAGAGGGATTGTAGTCCGGGTATCGACGGGGGGCGGAGAGGTTGGGGTAGTGGGGGCGGGCCACCTGGGCCGGAGCGATGGCTTTGGCTATGGCTGTTCGGGCGCGGGAGATGATGGAAGGGGGCATGAAAAGAAGGCTCCTTTTTTAACAATCTGCGAGCTAATTTTTGTTTTGCCGAGTGGCGATCTTCAGATAAGTCTAAAATTATCTTCCATAACCGCTAATCTTCCAAGCAGGCGTCACAGTCTCTGCGGCCCTGGGCATCACCAGGCGCGGCGAGGGCTTCTTCATGAGCGGAGCGAAGGTGAGCATCACGGCGTCGCCTTCGTCTGGGCTCCGGCCCAGGCGCTCCTTTGTGTGCTCCTTAAGCTCGATCTGAATAGGACCACTGCGCATATCGTATTTAGGCGCGGCCAGGTCGGCCACCAGTCCTTTGGCGGTCGGTGGCAGGGCTAGGAGGATATCACCTTTGGGGTCCAGAGCTGTCCGGAGGGACCACCACATCTCAGCTCGAAGGTTGCCATAGACGCGGTTGCCCTTTGGGTCCAGAATTTCGGATTTGGATGAGACGTTGACCTCATTGACCACGATACCGGCAGACCTGTGCTTCTTAAGCTCATCAATGACGCCGACCCCCATGCCATTGGCCTCGACGTTGGCTACTCGGGCATCAAGCTCTCGGTAGACTCTGATAACCTCGCCTGCAAGCTCCTGGGTGTCAAGGCCGGAGAAGGATTGGATGAACGTGATTTTGTTTTCGACTCTGGCAGAAATAACTGATTTGTCCATGCCGCCCCGAGCCACGTCTACGCCGAGCGTGGGCTGGCCGGTGACTTCAGTATCCTGCCAGCGGTCCTGGGCTTTCTCGATCCAGGATAGAGGGATGACGTTGTACTCGCCCTGCTCCGGGAAGTCGCCTTCCACCCTGGCGAACCAGGCCGGATGGTGCTCGCCCCATTCCAAGAGAGCTTCGTAGGCCCAGGCCGGTGTGATGAGCCAGGGGTAAGGCCAACTGAAAGAGCCGTCCGGGTTCCTGGGGCATTTCTCGCGCCAGGTGTTGTGAATGATGTCCTCTCGGGTGATCCCCAGCACCGTGAAGTTGGGGGTGTCCCAGGCTGCCGTCTTGCCGGTGTGCCAGCCTTCGGGGTTTCTGAAGGCCCTGTAGAACTGGCCGCCGATGTCCGTAGGGTTGCCTATGTGGACTAGCCGGCAGTGGGCTGAGGTGAGCACACCCTGGATAGCTTCATGGATGTCTTCATCCACGCCGCTGGCTTCGTCTACTATGACAAGAAGGTGCTCGGAGTGATAACCCTGGAAGCGGTTGGGATCGTTCGTTGACAGGCCGAGGGCAATCCATTC